ACAGCCGGATAACCACCCATCATTTGATGTGCAGCCATCGCGTCCAACTCACCTTCGCATACAACGACGTATTTACCACTGGCGCTGAACGCCTGCTGACCGAACAAGCCTACGTCCGCGACATCACCGGCAGTGAGGAACACTTTCCCCTTGAGGCGTGTCTTAGACGCGACGGGGGTGATTGAGTCTTGCTGATTGTAGTACGGGTATATCTGGCGATCGGATTCGACAGCCACCTTGAATGTCTTCACCGTGTCCGGTGTCAGTTTACGTTCTGGGATTGCCTTCGGCGTTGCCTTCGCTAGCGCTGTCAGGATGACGTCAAACTGCGGGGATGGTGTACGCGACACCATTTGCTCCGTTGCCTCTGTCACCCTCTCACGCTCGTTGCAGCTGAAGCAATGCCGCCAGCCATCGTCGTTAATAGCAGCGGCGTCACTGCTACCACACTTGGGGCACGGTATGTGCGTCTTGATAAAGCGACTCATGCGTCAGTCTCCGGTGTTAGCTTGCCGTCACGCTGTAGCGACGTAATGACGTCTACTAATTTGTGGTGGGATGCTGTGGGTGGTTGACGCTTGCGAGTCTGCATCACGTACAAGGCGTAAGCGAATGAATCAGACTCGATGAGTTCTTCTGTATAGTCTACGAAGTAAGCGTCGGAATTGTTAACGTCTTTTAAGTTATACATACTACAACCTCTTAGTTAATCTTTAACAACGTTAACGTATACATTTTACCATAAATTTCTGCATACGTCAACGTAAATAATTTACATCTCTTGTCGCGCATCGCGCTCGGCGATTAAATCATACTCAATCTGCTTAATCAAACCGCTATGCACTTTGTCGAGTATAAAGCGACCCACTGCCTCAACATCGTTACTTTCGATAGCGTCCAGGAAACGATGCCAGTGAGACGCAAACGCCTCTCTGTTCTGTTGCAGCTGGTCTATCGTCTTAGCGCCTGGGTATGGTAGTGGTGTGTCGATGATGTCGTCGATTATGTAGTCGACACCTTCGCACACGTTCTTCCACTTGGTCGTTGAAAGCGACGCTCGCTCGTGTTCGAAATACTGATTCATTGCTTCGTAACAGCATTCTAAATCATCCATGCCCTCTATCTCGTTTGGAAAATCTACTATGAACATAAATCACCTCTGTTTGTTAGTTTGTTGAAAGAATCGGTGGCAGGTTGACACCATACTACACCATTCTGGGTTTGACGTTGTACTAAATTAGCGCTTTCCGGCGGCAAGCAATACCTACCTAGCGGGTAGTCACCAAAGCGGTGTAAATCGAAGTTACTTTCTGTAGAGAACACTTCGCCACACACGACACACTGACACTGTTTCCCTGTTAACACTCGTCGCATCTCATCACCTCAATCTCGTCTCCGTTAACGTCCAACAACGACGCCTCGTCCTGGTTGCCGCAATACGGACAGCACTCGGCTATCTCGTACTCGTACTCCGTGAAAGTCAAGCTGCACACTTCACAATAAATTGTTTCTACATTCATAAACTCACCAATCACACTTCGAACATAACAGCGTGTAGCATATTTGACCACACACTCCGAAAAAAATACCTAAACCGAGTATCGCAAACGATTTACTAAACTGTACGTCGAATACAGCCACAACACCAGCGACAAACGATAGGGCGGACGCTATTAAGAATAATAGCGCCAATACCATCAAGACCACTTCTAATACTCTAATCATTGTCTACACCTCACCGTTTTCTGATACAAGCCTGGCAGTGGCTACACAAATCACAAAGTAGGCGTGTCGTTCATTCATGATACGCTCACGACTACTGATAGAGTCGGTGCGCTCCAGTTGCTCGGTCAAGTTGTTGTACGTGTCAACCCAGACACGCGGCCATGTGTTTCCGTTGTAGTCTGTGTCGTCGTAATTCATGCGTTTAATTGTATCCATGCTGTTCACTCCGTCGTTGTTAAAGACCGCTCACGCGGCCTTAGTGTATGGTGTGTTTTTCTTAAGCTGCCACTTCTCGACAATCGGCTCGCCGTTGTCGTCTTCGTCGACAACGATATAGGCAACGGTTTGCAACACCTTCGCATAACGATATCCAGTCATACCGCAAACGCCGCCACCACCGACCCAGACTTTGTGCGGCCATTCGTAATAACCTGGCATATCAATGTCGTCGTTGTCGCTGTACTCAAAATAATTTCCGGTATCCTTCTCGATGAACATCCCGATTGTGTCTTCTGCGTATGTATAAAATGCCATGTTGTCTACTCCGTTCTAGCTTCTGATTTTAGCGATTTCGGTTATCACTTTGACATCGTTTATTGAATAGCACAATCGGCAGTCGATGCATTTGCTATGACAATTGACGTTGTCCGTTGGTTGTCTGTGCTCTTTCTTAATAGCGTTGAACACTTTATCAAATCCAGCGGGCACGCGTTTTAAGACGCGATCTGTCCGACTATTGCTAAATATAAGAATCATATTCGCTGGCCGTTCTATACCGCGAACCAAGTCCTTGCGCTTTGTCCACAACGTGAATATACAATGCGGATTTGCGGCCGCGATCGCGACGTAGTTTTCATAATGCAAGCGATTGATAAGCTCGCCGTGCGCGTGAAACCTAAACACTGATTCGTTAATGTATGGGACGTGCGTTATCTTTGTAGTTGAAAGAATTTCGCTGTTACTTTCCCATGGCTTAACGCAATTCTTGCGACTACCTTCTAACATGGCCGCTGAATAACACTGATTACATATAGCGTCTGTTTTACGCATTTTGCTGCAAAACGCATTCGACAGTGTGTTCGTGTTGATTGCGCGGATGCCCGACAGCTTGCCAGTCAGTGTAGAAATTTTAACGTTACCTTTGTCCGTTGCAATTAAATTCATTTTGTCTACTCCGTTGTGTATTGTGTTTAGATGTTGCTGAGTGCTGTAATGAACGCAGAAAACCCAACGAAGATTAAGGCGAGACAGGCGCCAATCGTCGCAAGTTTGTCGTGTCCAGCGTACACACCGTAAGCAAACAGCGCGAGCGATACACAAGTTATGATAAAGAATACCGCAATCATTATTAGCTCTTGCTGTCTTTGTTGTTGCATTGGGTTGTATTGCATGTCGTCTACTCCGTAGTTGCTGACGCTGTATTGCGTCGATGTGTGTAGACTATACCGATTGTTTAAGCAGCGCTAATTCATTGTGTGAATAGTCGGTATTTGTTTCGTGAATAGTGGGCTATAGCGTTGGTCGATAGTGGGCTATAGCGTCCCGCGTCGCCTCTCGCCTTCGCTCTCACGCGTTCTCTACCGTGTGCGCTCGCGTGTGCGTGCAGCGCGTGCGCCAGGGCGTGTGCGCGTGCGTCCAGGCGTGCGCTGGCGCGCGTATGCGGGTGGGTGCGCGTACGGGGGCGGGGGCGGGGGCGCGCGCGCGTGTGTGTTAATGTAGCCGCCTCCGTTTGCGAGGGAGTAAATTTAAGAAAACTGTATAAATAAACAGTAGTCTAAGGCATTGATATCGCTCTACTTAGACGATTTAGTTATATACAGGAAATGGAGGCGCTACAAACTGCTAGATGTTAGCGTAATAAACAGCGTAATCTACTTAATTTGTGTGAATAATACAACTATTGCGTATTTAGCTATTGACTTTTTCTGTAAAATATGATATAATAACCTTATTGTTATACGATAGAGAGACGTTGAACACGACAGCTTGACTACTTACGTCGGAATTCTGTCAACGTCAACCCACTACTATCAACCAACAACTACTTTCATCAACGGTAACATACGTAGATGTCGCCAGAGCTGTGTAGCCTCTGTTAATACACAAGACTCTGGAGTTGAGTGTCTTTGTATGTCGTGTTTAAATAGGAGGTTGTAGTAAGTTGTCCTCTCCAACGAATGAGTTTCAAATCAAACGTAAGCGTGGAAGACCACGTAAAACTGATTTAGCCGAGACCGCTGGCCTCACGAAGCGTGAACAGTCAGCAATCATGCGTGAGTACCGGTCTCGTATGCTTGCGTCCCCTAAATCAGAGAAAGTGTTGCAGAAGATTATGGATGCAGCGCTAGACGACGACCACAAAGCACAGGCGGTCGCGTGGAAAATCATCGCTGATCGCTTGCTACCAGTGTCAGGGTTTGCAGAAGAAAGCAACTCACGGCCTTCAATACAAGTTAATATATCAACAGTGAGTGACGCCATCAACGTAGGTGGTACAACGATTGACGGAGAGGTGAATGAGACTTAAACATTTCGAGATTGAAGAGTTTAATTGTAAAGAGACGGGTGCTAACAACATGTCACCCAACTTCCTCATCATGATTGATCGTTTAAGAGAGTTGTGCGACTTCCCCTTCGTTATCACCAGCGGTTATAGGAGCGATACACACTCCGCTGAGCGTGATAAACCAAACGGCGGTGGTACGCATACGAAAGGTATTGCGGCGGATATAGCGGTATCTAGCGGCTTTGAGCGCTATATGATTGTAGAGAAGGCGATAGAGCTAGGTTTCAAAGGTATTGGCGTTGCTAAAGGGTTTGTACACGTAGACTTACGTAATAGCAAATACCCCGTACTATGGACATACTAATATGGCTACTACTCTAGGCTCTAAAGGTTACTTACCACAAGCAGCAGACAACGGTAGTTTTGTCTCTGTTTTAACTGTCCCGTCAGGATATCATTGTAAGATTAATTACTTCTTTGCAGCAGCTGGCGGTAGTGTAACAGTAGATGCTAGATGGTCTGATGGTAGTGACTACAGCTTCCTTAAAGCAAAGAACATGAACGCTGGGGACCTTGTCGAGTTTGGTGGTGACGGTAAATACCTCATCATGACTGACGGAGAGACTATAGATATTAAGTGTAGCTCAACATCCGCTACATTCATTATTTCATACGAACTGTACGAAGCTCCCACTAGCAACATCGTTCTATGACAGACTTAAACATATCACTACTACCGTGGCAACAAGAGGTGTTTAACGACCCCACACGGTTTAAAGTGATTGCCGCTGGACGACGTACAGGTAAGTCGCGGCTAGCAGCCTGGATGCTCATTCTGAATGCGCTGAATGACAAGCCAGGTGGTGTGTTTTACGTAGCTCCGACGCAAGGGCAAGCTCGTGACATTATGTGGTCAACCATATTTGACTTGGCGTCACCCATAATTAAAGGGCAAAACGTTAACAACTTAACCATCACCCTAATAAATGGCGCAACTATTTCTTTGAAGGGTGCTGACAGACCAGACACAATGCGTGGTGTGTCGTTGAAGTTCTTGGTCATGGACGAATATGCGGACATGAAGCCGGACGTTTGGGAAGTTATTCTACGCCCAGCGTTAGCTGACCAGAAGGGTAAAGCTGTTTTCATAGGTACGCCACAAGGGCGCAACCATTTCTACGATTTATATCAATATGCAGAGTTAGGAGACGATGACACTTACAGGGCTTGGCACTTTACGTCTTACCAGAACCCGCTTCTCGACGCAGAGGAAATTAACGTCGCCAAGAAGTCGATGTCCTCTTACGCGTTTCGTCAAGAGTTTATGGCTTCGTTTGAAGCGAAAGGCTCTGAGATGTTTAAAGAAGAGTGGGTTACATTCGTGGATGATGCGTACGTTAGCAACGGTGATTATTACATCGCAGTTGACTTGGCAGGCTTTCAAGATGTCTCTAAGAAGCGCTCTAAGAATACACGACTAGACAACACAGCTATAGCGATTGTACGTGTAGATGAAGAGGGTTGGGTTGTAGAGAATATCATCTACGGACGTTGGACGCTTGAAGAGACAGCACAGAAGATATTTCAAGCCGTACGTGATTACAAGCCCGTCAGCGTTGGTATAGAGCGTGGTATTGCTAAGCAAGCCGTTATGTCCCCGCTAACAGACATGATGAAACGCTACAGCTTCTTCTTCAGAGTGGAAGAGTTAACACACGGCAACCAGAAGAAGACAGACCGTGTAATGTGGGCGTTGCAAGGTAGGTTTGAGCATGGGCTTATTCGTTTACGCAAAGGTGAGTGGAACAGTTGCTTCTTAGATGAGTTGTTCCAGTTCCCTGACCCACTAACCCACGACGACTTAATTGACGCGCTAGCCTACATAGATCAGCTAGCCAAAGTAGCATACTCCGGTTCGTTTGTTGAGTATGACGAATTCGACGTATTAGACTCCATATCAGGATATTAACTATGAGAGATTATAACGAAGGCGAAGAACCTATCATCATCGAGCAAAGCCTAGAAGACTGGGTAATGTATAAGTGTGATGAATGGCGCGACCACTACGAGAATAACTACAGCCAGAAGTTTGAAGAGTATTACAGACTCTGGCGTGGTATCTGGGCGTCAGAAGACAAGACGCGTGACAGCGAACGCTCACGTATTATCTCTCCCGCACTTCAGCAAGCAGTTGAATCCTCTGTAGCAGAGCTAGAAGAAGCTACGTTTGGTCGTGGTAAGTGGTTTGACATCAAAGACGACAAAGGTGATCCAAACCCCGCTGACGTTGTATTCCTAAGACAACAGCTTCATACAGACTTCCAGAAGACTAAGATTCGTAAAGCGGTTGCAGAGTGTCTAATTAACGCCGCTGTCTTTGGTACGGGTGTTGCTGAAGTTGTTTTAGAAGAAGAGAAGGAGATGGCACCGGCTACGCAACCTTTGATGGATGGTGATCTCACCGCTGTCGGTGTAAACGTCCGTGATCGCGTTGTCGTTAAAATGCGTCCCATCATGCCACAGAACTTCCTCATCGACCCCATCGCTACCAGCATCGACGAAGCACTTGGTGTTGCTGTTGACGAGTTTGTGTCTAAGCATCGCGTAGAGCAGTTGCAAGAGAGTGGTGTTTACTTCGACGTACCACTACAAACAGCACCCTCTGACTTCGACCTAGAACCTGACCAAGAGTTAGCGGTGTTTGAGCAAGACAAAATACGACTGACGAAATACTACGGCCTCGTACCCAAGCATCTGCTAGACAGTGTAGAAGACAACGAAGAGCTGGTTGAGTCAGAAGAAGAAGCAGAAGGTTATTACGTAGAAGCGGTTGTAGTTATTGCTAATGGTGGTGTCTTGCTGAAGGCAGACCGCAACCCCTACATGATGCAAGATCGACCTATTGTCGCGTTTCCCTGGGATGTCGTGCCTTCACGATTCTGGGGACGTGGCGTCTGTGAGAAGGGCTATAACAGTCAGAAAGCCCTCGACGCAGAACTCCGTGCACGTATTGACGCGCTCGGCCTAACTGTCCACCCAATGATGGCGATGGACGCTACACGCATCCCGAGAGGGACGAAACCGGAAGTACGCCCAGGTAAGCTACTACTGACAAACGGCGATCCTAGAGAGGTGTTACATCCATTTAACTTTGGCCAAGTGGGGCAGATTACGTTTGCACAAGCACAGTCGCTACAAGCGATGGTACAGCAAGCAACAGGCGCTATTGACTCTGCTGGTCTAGGAGGAGCAATCAATGGCGAAGCTACAGCTTCTGGCATCTCTATGGGCTTGGGTGCTATCATCAAACGACACAAGCGAACACTCATCAACTTCCAAGAATCCTTCTTAATACCGTTTGTTCAGAAGGCCGCTTATCGCTACATGCAGTTTGATCCTGAGAACTACCCCGTTGCAGACTACAAGTTTGACGCAACTAGCTCTCTAGGTATTATTGCACGCGAGTACGAAGTAACTCAGTTAGTACAGCTACTACAAACCATGCAACAAGATAGCCCACTATACCCCGTGTTAGTACAGTCTATCATTGACAACATGAACCTCAGCAACCGCGAAGAGCTTATTGCTACACTACAGCAAGCCGCGCAGCCTAACCCAGAAGCTCAGCAGATGCAGCAGATGGCAGCACAAGCGCAGATGGCCTTCCAGCAAGCACAAACCGCTGCCCTAGAAGGACAAGCAGCAGAGTCTCA